TGTCCATCATGATTTTTCATAGACTTGAAATATAAAGTTAGTTCTGAAGCACCTGTAGGTTGCATCCCTGTAAATGAATCCAGAGGGAAACCAAAAAATGCTTCACCACCACTTAAATAGGTTTGTGTTACTGCTGAGGTGATGTGAGTCGCCCCAGAAGCAGCTACAGTAACCAAGGCAGATGCGTCTGCACTTGCCTCGATTGCTGTAACAATATTATCAGCACCCATATCATTAGAAGTACCAATAGCAGCAGTTATATCATTACCTGAAACAGATACAGTCACCTGACTCTCTGTCCCAGACTCTGGTATAGCAATAGAAATTAAATTTCCAGCAGCGCTACTATCTCTAGCTGTTAATGTTAATTCTCCCACTGTTACAGTAGCAGCAGGGGTTGAATTAAAATATACAAAAGTTTCTTTCATGATTATTGAGTGTTAATGGTTAATAATTAAGATTTCTTGATCAACATGTATCTGTTCGCAGCAAAACCTTCAAAACCTCTTTCAGTTCTGTAGTGACACTTCAGATTATCTTCAGTGTTTGTTTTGTTTTTAAGAACAGCAGAACCTGTTAACCAGTGCTCCATCTCTCTTGAATAACCATTAGCAGCTTTATATCTAATTCTTAAAGAAGGTATTTTATCTCCAGATTTAGCATCTTTCTGCGTATCCATAGGAATACATATACCATAACCATTATAGTTAAAGTTAGTAGCTCCCATTAATTTAGGATGATTAAATAAGTCATAAGTTTTCTTATGGAATGTATAACCACCTCTAGTGAAAGAGTTAAAGCCAAGATTTAAAGCCATGTTCTTATTATTCTGGAAAGTACCATAATTAGCACCACCAGCAGCATAAGCACCTTGAGCAGCTAATAAGTCATCAATATCTAAAGATAAATTAATACCAGCGTAAAGAGCATATTCTTTAGCACCTCTATATTTATCTAAAGACTTAACGATAGCGTCAAAGTCTGCCATTGTAATAGAAGCAGCCCCTAAATCCATTGATTGTCCTTTATTTTCAATAAATTCTAATAAACCTTCAGTACCTCTAATTCCTCCATTTGTAAATGAAGAAGAAGCAACTGAAGACGTTAAGTTAGAGTTAGTCACTGACTTACCCATGATCATCATTAATTCTTGATAATCTTGGAATCTTTTATAAGTGTCTGCCTCGCCTTTTAAGTACCATAAGTATCCAGAACCAAAATGCTCACTATCAACTTTAAAGTGAATTACGTTAGTAGCCTCAGTACCTGAAACCTCAAACGATTCTTTGATAATCATACATTTGTTAGAATATTCATGAACTCTTGGTAAGATAGATTCTGGTTGAGAAGTGTTTTCTCCCCATTCATTACCTATAATAGTCCAAGTTTGACCATCTGCATTATTAGCACTCCACTCATTAATTGGATATAGATCAAATAATGGTTCTGCTGCTGCAGTTGGAGCTGAAGTAACGATTGCCATTTGACCAGTTTGAGACATTAAAATATCACCTAATCTAACTGGGTGTGATTGATTTGTTGCTACTATACTACCATCTGCTAAGTCAGAGTTATTAATGTGCATAACCTCTTTTGTTGCACCTGAATTAGGTACACCACCATCATTAAAATCTAAATTAACTGTGTTGTGAATGAACGCTTCCTCGAAGTGCTCAAATTGTGTTTGCTGACACTCTTTCTTAGCACCTACTAATTCAAGAAGTCCTGTGATACCTTGATCTCCATATCTTTTAATCAATCGTTCATCAACTTCTCTCTTATGTAAGGCCAAAGTAGTGAGTGAGCTCACGTAATTGTCCTGAGTCGCCATCGCTACAGATGTAGGATTCAGAACCATATTTTCCCCTGTGGGTAAACTTACTGTTGCCATATTATTATATTTTTATATTATTTAAACTAATTTATTAATCGCCAAATATCTCTTTAGATAATTTGGATATAAACGAATCTCCTGTCTTTCCTTGAGAAACTCTGGCTGGCTCAAATGATGGATTCTTTATGTCTCTGAGAACTTGCTCAGTTCCTTGAGATCTGTACTGGTTCGCAACACTTCTCACAATTTTACTTTGTAATTTCATAGCAATCATATCGAGTGCTAATGATTCTGTGTCCCAGTTGCCATCCTGATCAATATAAGGGTCAAAAAAGTCATCTAAATTAGATAACTGTTCCCCAACCATTTGTTTGTCCTCTTCTGTTAGTTTGTATTCAAAAGTTTCACCTTTATCATTAACTTCAAAAGTTAAAGATTCAATATCGTCAATTTCCTCGTCCATGGCATCATATAAGTCTTCCTTATAATTATCAATCTCCATCTGCTCCTGAGCCTCCATCTCTATAATGTCTTGCTCAGAATATCCCTCTTCATCTCTCACTGGAGCCCAATATTCATCTTGAAGATCTAACAATTCTTGCCTAGCTCTAGAAACATCCCTCTTTAAGTGAACTTTTCCTAACTCAATGTCTTCACTGTTGTACTTCTCCTCATTCTGTCTATAAGTATTATCATAAAATAAATCAATTTCTTTTCCAGATAAGTCAGGGTTTTCAACCTGTAAATATTCTTTTATTATTTGTTCATCAGACATTTGATCATAATCCTGCGTCTGAGTTCTAAAGAAATCATCAGCAGTTCTGCCTGTTTCTCTTACGAATCTGTCTAATTGTGCCACCTGCTCGCTGGCATAATCTGATTCTCTGGACGATTCTATGTCGTCTAATAACTCATCTAGGTCATCGTAGTTTGTTCCATACTTCTCGTTTAGAACATCTAGGGTGTCTGGTTGATAACCATCATCTTCATAATAATCATCTTCATATCCATCACCTCGATCACTATCCTCATA